TTGTGCCAAGTATTCTTCCCTCGTCAACTCGATAGATTTTTCCATGATTATCTCTTGAAGCTCAATCGGAAGGGAATCCCATAAAGAAGTCATCACCCTATATTTTCTTAGATTATTTTTGCGCAACAGGAGTTGTGAAAAAGAATCTCTTAAAGAAATCATGAATGTAGATTTTTATCAGCCGTGTAGTAAGTTTTTCCCTTCATCACGTAACTGTATACACGTGCCCAAGCCCACGCCTGTTGGGACGCCCCCGGTCTGTGACCCGTCCTCCACGCAGCCATCCCTCTCCGGTAGACTTGTTGAAGCACTTCGATGGGCACCCCTGTGGCTCTGGATATCTGTGGGATCGTCCGGATCTTGTCCCCGTACTTGCGACGGAACCTCTGTGTGTACGACGACCGACGAGTCTTCACCCCTCGATCCGTGGGGAAAGGTTTGTAGTCACGGCGGAGCATCTTCTCGTATCGCCGTTCGACCCCGGATAAAGTCTTCAGCCCCCGGAAATATTTCAAAGGGGCGTATACGCTCCCGCGACTTTTCCGAAGCGAGGCGACTTTGCGAAGGATATCGCGATCACTAAGCATCTTAAATTACATACATATATTTTTACTGGTAACACCAAAGTAAATGTTCCCACGTGTGGTGTCCCACAAAAATTCCACCGGTGAGGGTAAATTTATATTTCAATTCTCGCGGACGGTGTTCACCCACCGCGATCGGTTTGGGAACGGGTTCGGGTTCGGGCTCCGGCTCCGGCTCCGGCTCCGGCTCCGGTGTGGACAGCCCGGATTCCATCGCGGCAGCCCTCGCGGCGGTGACGGCTTGGCGCATCTCCTTTCGGCGACGCCGGCGCAGTTCACGCTCGAGTTGTCGCCTGGACGACGTGTAGATCTTGCGGATCAGTTTCATGGTGGTTAAAGATATTGCGCGATGAATTGTGAAGATATGCTCGATTACGTGTCACAAACCGGAATCGTCATAAAAGTCGGACAAAACGCCAAAGAAAACGACACACTGAGTCTGAGCGCGGACGCGTCGCACTGGTGGTTTCACGCCACCGACGTCGCCGGTGCGCACGTCATCGCGTGTGCGCCAGTCCTAGACCGAGAGACGAAGCGGGACGCCGCCGTTCTCGCCGCGTACCATTCGAAGGCACCCCGGACGGTCAAAATGACCCCGGTGGACACGTGCCAAGTCGAGGGCGTCACGAAGGATTCGGGGGCGAACCACGGACAAGTGCTCGCCCGCGACGTCCAGGTCCTCACCGTGTTCATGAACAAAGCCACAGAAAAGGCGAGGCTTGGCAGACTGCTCTCTCAAGTGCGGTGAATGTTCAAGAGGAGGACGACCCTTCGACCTTTGCCGGTGTTTGACACGGAGTGTTGAAGGGCGTGGTCGAAGAGGATCTCCTCCCGCGTGTCTTGGGGGTGGTCACCTGAAAAGGTGTGGAGGACGCTCTGTTCGTTTCCTTGCAACACGAGCTGGTACCGGAGTCGTATGTTCGTCTCCGCCCGGTGCGTCGGAAGCTGCATGGGACTCTCCATCACGGCGATGATTCCGGTGTCCTTCTCCACACACGGGATGTTGTCAACCAGGTCGTACAGTCCTGGGAAATCTTTCACCTTGTAGAAGTAGTAGTCTTCGTTCACCGGAAACCAAGAGTCGTCGTCGTGAAAGTAAATCTTCTTCGCCTCGGACTCCATCATGTAGAACTCTTCGCATATCTCATCAAAGTGTGCCTTGAGGAGCCACAAGCCGTTGTAATCCTCCACCTTGTAGGAGTGTTTGTGGAGAAACATGTCGAAGAAACAATTCCGGATGGCGACCACCGGGCGGAGGGGGCGGTTAAAGTACAACCGGTCCACGGGTGGTTTGTAGTAATCGATGAACACCATCGCGGTGATTCCAAAGATCAGCCAGAAAAAAAACATTTTTTTCTTTATATATCATATACAAAAAATGCCTGGCTCTATTTACACAGGAGGTGAGAAGTACGCGCCGAAGCCCACGGAAGAAGTCCCGACCATGGAGAAGCGCTTCAAACCGTCCAAGTTCCCACTCAACATGCAACAGTTGGTCGTCCTCGTACTCATCGGCATGACTGCGTTCTCTTACAAGAACTTGAACCGCAATGGATTGGTCATCTTGAGCGTGGCGATCTTGATTCTTCTTCTCAACCAAAGAAAGGAAGCATATTGCCCGGCGTGCACACTCATGTGAAAAAATTTAATTGATACACAGTAAGATGAGAGTTACACTCGCGAAGAGTCCAAACCCGGAAAAAAAATGGAGAGTCACGCTCCCCGGTGGAAAGAAGGTAGACTTTGGTGCGAGGGGGATGTCCGATTACACCAAACACGGAGATCGTGAAAGGATGAAACTGTACGTCAAGAGGCACGGAGGTGTGATGCCTCGTGGCGACAGAAGCATCCGCGAGCGGTGGAACGATCCGACCACCCCGGGTTTTTGGTCCAGGTGGTTGTTGTGGTCGAAGCCGAGTTTGTCCGGCGCGAAGGCTTTGATCCGTAAAAAGTTCGGGATCATTGTTTCTGGGAATAATTCGTGATGATGAGTTCTTTGTCGTCGTTGACTTTTTCCAAGTATTCCCCCAACACCTGCGACACCGTCTTTTTTTTGAACCCGTACACGGACCACACCTTGCTGTCACCGGCTTCGGAGGAGATCGCCTCTTCCATCGCCTGCCAGAGTTTCCTAAATTCGTCAAACCCAGCGTTCGTGATGATCTGTCCATCACGAATTTTGTCGGCGAATTCCCTGACGATCTTGACGTACTTATCGGCTTGGTACACCCGAGCCACGTGAAGGTCGGTACCCGGTGTGAATCCAAGGGGGGTTGCCAAGAATACAGAAATTGCAGCGACGATACAAAAAAGGTACAGGTACTCCAGCATTTATATAATGTAAAGAAATTTAAAATATTTGTAATTACTAAATGAAAAGAAACTACGTCATTGGATTCGCAATCGTACTTTTCCTTTTAATTTTTTACACCTTCACTGGGAAAAATTTATTGAGTGCCTCCGAGGCGAGATCTAAGATCGCTTCGGGTGAGATCTCCGCAGTCGTCGACGTGCGCACGAGTTTGGAGTACTCCAACGGACACTATCCGGGTGCCGTGCACATCCCAGTGGGACAAATATCTGAAGAGACCACCTCTTCCCTCCCACCCAAGGGACTCTTGGTCTACTGCAACACGGGTCAACGCGCCAGATACGGTGCGAAGAAACTCGAAAAGTTGGGTTTCAAAAACGTCTACTACATTGCGTGCTCCCACACATGTCTGTCTTCGACCAACTCAAGTACCGCCTAAACCTCGGACGCATCAAGTACGGGCACGGTGTGCGCGTGAGCGACGACCCCCGGACGTGGGGCACGGTGAAGAATTCTTGGTTCGAGATGGCGAACGAGGAGTTTTTGGATGGGATCATCTACGTCGTGGCTGATTACATTCGAAATTGCGAAGATCCTAGAGCACCAGATTGCCCGGACGACAACGACCGCATAATACATTTCATTAATAATCCCTCATTAGTGCAGAGTGTGAAACACCGGAGAATTGTTCTTCTTCTGAAACAACTTATAGAAGATTGTTCATTTAATAACTAATAACCAAAATGTGCCGGTGCAAAAATGAAATCGCTTGGTTCGATGTCACGCAGTGTAAAAACTATTTGTCCCAACTGGAAGAGAAGTGGTACCTCACCCACGGTGGGTTGACGAATAAAAAACTGAACCGGTTGGGGTTCAAACAGTTCTTCCGGACGAGGGAGTTGGACGAAGACGGGCTCCCGCGCTACATCGACGATGACCTCGTCTACATCTCCTACGACGCCACGGTGGAAAACCTGCACGATCTGAGGACGAGGTTCAAACAAATACAGGCGTACACCACGGACGTGCGGGAACGGTGGAGACGTCTCCGGGAACAGGTCAGGGACGCGAAGAACAACGTGATGATTCAATCGAGGGCGAGACAACGAGTATAAAAATTCGAGGCGTACACTACCTAAAATGGAACACCTCGAGGAAGAATGCAAAAAAACGTATCGAAAAATTTTCAACTTGTTGAGAAAAGAGAATGAGATGCAAAAGATCGGGATCGACATGGGGAGGTACGTCGACGTTGAGATCCAAAAAATGCACGACACTTTTCTCGACAAGGTGCGACCGGGGAGAAGGCAGAGGATGATCAAAGACGCCCTCGTGGAGTTGGTGTTGGCAACGCTGATCCCGTTTGGAATCTGTATGTATCAAATATATGCACACCAGACCTAAAGTTGTAGTACAAAAGCATACAAATCGCATCCGCTATGTCGTGTTTCCGGTCGTAGGGAATCCCACCCTCGACGTGCCTTTCCGCTATGCTCTCCACCCGTTCCTTCCTCTGATCGTAGTCTAGGTGTCGCATCCCGAAGTGCGTGTGCATGCTCACCGGTGACACGAGCACGACCCGGTCGCGGAACATGTAGTGAAGGAGGGTCTGAATGTTTGTGAATCCACCGGGGGGTTGTCTCTCTATTAAAATTTTTTCCGCGGCGTCGAAGATGTACGCGTGGTCTTCGACGAAGAGGGGCACCAAGTCCGCGATCTCGTTCGTCGGTGCCACGTGTTTGTAATCCTCCAGGTTCACTTTCTTCACGAACTCGACGTGAATTTTCGGACCCTTTAGGGGACATTCGGCGAGGACGAGACCCATGTTGTTGTATCCGATATCAATGGAAAGTATCCTCATTACATTATTCTTATATTTCTCTTTTAACTATTCTTCTACTTCTTCTTTTTTAACGTCGTCGTCTTTGACGTCGATCTCCGTGACCCCGGCGTCCTTTAGTTGTTGGAACACCCGGAGCATGCCCTCCAACCGGTACATCTCCTTGGTGGTGTTCTCGAGGGCGGCGAAGGTGCGTTGAATATTGTCTTCGATGTTGAACTTTCCCATTTTCGTGTAACTTACCATCGACTCAAATCTTTAAACTTTTTCTGGACACATACTAGAGATGATGGACTACGATCGCCTAAAAGCCCAGGCAAAAAAACAAAAAATCCGGGTGACCAAGAACGTCTCCGGGAAGAGGGTGCCCCTCACGGAGAAGGAACTGAGGGCTGCCCTTCGCACGAACTACGACTCCGCCATGGAGAACA